CAAAGCTTCTTCTGCTTTATCCACTATTTAGCTTGATCTTTAGCTTTGCCTATATTTAAAGCTAAAGCTTCTAGGAATGGATAGACGTATTTGCCCATAAACTCGTCGTCTTTTGGGGTAGGCGTAGCCGCACATACCGCAGAGGCAACCGTCACCACCGTAGTAGCAAGTGTGAGTATCTCCATCAAATCCATCATTTTTTTCTCCTACCACATCCAAGCGAGAACGATGTACGGCATCACCACTAGGACGCCTAACAGTATTCCGACGATCAGTGAGTCGCCTCATCTTCCCAAGGCTTCCCTTCAGAAGTTTCAACCACTTCATCTTGTCTAGACGATGCTTCTTCTAATGCAGCATTAACTTTAGAGCTGTAGTCTTTTAACAAAAGCTGAGCCTCTGATAACTGCTCTTGCAAATCAGGAATGATATTCTGCAACTTACTCAGCCGCTGCATATTCCTCTGAGTCTGAAAACTCAACTGTGACATCGGGATCTTTTTGTCGTTGAATACGACTGTAGCTTCTTTTTGTTCTTCTGACATTACGCGCTCCAAGGTAGTCCATTTGATTGTGCAGCCTTCCGATCAATCTGTGCTTGAACTTTGGCTGTTCTTTCGGCCTCTATTCTAGCCTTGTATTCCTCGGCTGTCTCATCCTCTGGCCCACCAGTAGTTGGCCCTTTGTTGGCATCATAGATCCAACCCAGAACATCACTTTCTTTTAGATCGTCGTACTTGATAAAGTCACTGCTTGACGCATCGTATTCAAAACGAGCCTTACCTCCTTCAGTCGCAGTTTCGCCACCGCCAGCATCGCTAGCTGCTAGGAGTGACCAGTAAGCAAGTATTACCCCGCCGTCTGCGTCAACGTGCGTCATATCGCTGACGCTCCATGCTGTGTTAATAGCCATCTGCTATCCTCCTTATTTAATTATCCAATCATCATTAAAAAAACGGCGCAATTTCCAGACCCTGCGTTTGTTATTGTTAGATCATTCCCTGAACTTTTTCCAAACGTTAAAAAATTAGTTCCTGCTATGTGAGTTGAAGTAGGCGTGTTATCGCCATCGTAGGCAAAGTTAAGTAAGTACATACCAGAGGCCGTGTTAGTGCCAGCCCCTGTATTTCTTGAACCTATAACAAGCATTGCCATACCAATTGCACCGGCATTCACAGAAATTCCAGTATCGTTTGCGCCAGTTCCGCTGATACCCAATACACGAAACGCAGAATTTCCTCCAATTGCGAATTGTGCGTCTTGAAACTTTGTAATATTAGTTGCAGCGGAATTTACAAAAACTCTGTTATTACCTGCATCGACAAATAACATATTAGTGCTTGCGTCTGATTCAACGCGAAGATCAACAGTGCTTGAACTATCTTCATTAACGACAATTTCTTGGCCGCGATAAATTGTGAACAACTTAGCTGAGTCAGTGTTATTAAACGACAAGAAATCCGTACCTGTACCATGACAATCCAAATCAAATCGGTGCGTTCCACCAGCCTTGAATTGTATAACGGTTCCATCTTGTTTGCCGTTGAGAACAATGGTGTCGTTGGTAGAAGTATTACCAAAAGACGCTGCGCCGTCTACATCTAGATTTCCTCCCGTGTTGACAGCACCGCCAAATGTAGCCACACCAGCACTTGATAAAGTCAAAGCTGTGCTTGCATTGCCGTCATACTTGAATTGGAGACTGTCATCAGAACCATCCATGATGATACGGTATTCTTCAAAAAATCCAGACCCATCACTTCCCCAATTGTTACCGAAGATTAGGGATGCCGCAGAGCCTGATCCTGTGCCAGAAAGTACAACGCCGCCATCACCAGATCCATGAACAAAAGCAGAGCGCCCTGCCGCCGCAGAAGCATAAGACAAGAAGTCAACGGTAGATGGCGCTGTAATGCTGCCTGAACCTATCACGACTGTGTCGGCTCCAGCATCCACAAACAGCATGTGAGTGTTACCAGTACTTTCTATTCTTGTGTCAAGGTTTGCCGCATCTTCATTAATTACTGTTTCAGTAGCTCCTAAATCAATTCGTCTAGTGTCAGTCCCAGCAAGCAC